ACACCTGTCCAAACACCTTGAGCGCCGCTTGCTTTTGGCTTCTCTAATCCTGTAGCTTGTTGTATACCTAATGTATTTACTAGCTCTATTTGATTGCCTAATGCAAGCACATTCCATTCCTCAGCATCAGTAAACGCATTACTTAATTCACTACCTGCTTGATCCCAACCTGGGAATAGTATACTATCACCCGGGATATTAATACCTGTCTCAATCGTACCTCGACTTTCGTCACCGATACTCATAGCAATTTGTGTTACTACGCCTAACTGCTTTACTTTAACAGGAGGACTTATATATATTGGAGTTGTAAATGTTAAGGTAAGAACGTCTATTTCACTTTCTGTTCCTTGCGGAATGCTTCTACTACTCCACGTTATATTATCTAAATTAACAACGCTTAAACTTGCCCAGTCTGCAAAGTTATCAGTTGTTTGTATTTCGAGACTTGGACGAAATAGCATTAAAATTTGTTCAGTTATTTGTAATTTTTGATCTGTATTAGTTGACCAAATATCTGCATTTACTGTTAGTGTATATGGACTTGGCATTAGTCGTTCTACTGTGTACGAAGTCCCTTCGGTATTTAAGTAACTACTAGTAGCTTCGTCATACGATCTTTCTCTAACATGTAGTTTATCAACATAACTAGAATCAGCTGTTCTTGCACGATCTTGTTCAAGTGCCGTAACATATAATCCAATGCGAGGAGCACTAGGTATCTTGTTTTCACTATTATCTCTAATAATATTAGCAACTTGTCTACTAATATCTCCGTACACAACTGGAACCATTGTAAGGTTGCCTGCTCCATCTTTATAACTAAAGTTACTAAGCAAACGTAGCATCTGATTAAGATAACGTCTTATTTGACCATCGTAAAAATGTTGCATTAGTTGTCGCTCCTTGGACGCAATGCCTGAGATAAGCTCTGACGCTGTTTAACTCTATCGTTATATAGTGTAATTTCCCATTGTCCTGCTTCGATGATTGCAGCTGGCAAATCTAATTTGATCAATGTAGTAGCATTTTTAACATAGCTGCTAATCAATGAAGGATACGTTACTGTATCTAGTTCTAGCATATACGAGTTAAGTTTAATTAATACATATTTTGGCGCTGGATCTATTACTTCGATGTCAGTTAACACTTCAACTGCGCCTTTTTGTAGCACAGCTATATCAGCAGCAAGCTTTTCAATATATGTAAATTGGTTATTGTTTACAAACGATAGCTGTTGTGTCTGTCTTGAATCACTATTACTTAGATCCATTCTTAAATTATCTCTCATCTTAACCCATCTTTCGCCATCGTATCTAAATAATCTATTTGGTAAAAAGTCAAGTCTTAAAAAGTAATCACCTTTTGCATGTGATTGCGGAAAGGCAATGCCACTACCAAACGGAGCGCCATCTGGAGCATCAGTAGATCCGAGTAAGTATCCGCTGTACCCGTCTCTAGTAGGAGTATTCCTCAATGCATCTACAGTAGCCAATGAAGTAGCATCTAGCGAACTATCGTCTACAGTTGATATATCTGAACCACCTTTTTCATTAACTGCTAACGTGTACAGATTTGTAATGTCGTATCCTGATTTAGCAGAATCTTTTTGTGCTTCTAATAAGTTAGCATTATTAATTTGCATTTCAGCATCGTATGTTGAAAGCAAGTCTCGTAGTGAACCTTCGCTTTCGTTGTCTTCATTCATAGGTAAGTCTAGTATATCTTTATATTCTTGACTATCCATAATTTGCTTTAGTTTCAAGCGATATAAGTGTGGATACCAAGTTGCTGAAAATCCCTCTGCTGCACGGTTAACGTCTTCTATTACATAGAATCTTTTAAGTGCAACGCTGTAATCGTTAGCAGCGTGTTCATCCTTTAAATGCGGCAATTCAATAACATCACCTGACATTGGTTTACGGCCCAAACTATCAACAGTACTGTTAATGTGTACAGTTAAGAATACTGTATCATTTTGTAAGAACAAACCGAACTGACTAAGGTCAAAATCAATGTCTTGTACATTGTAAATGCCTCTTAGACTGTAAATGTCTGCATCGTACTTTCTATCTCTATTTTCTAAAAATAGTAGATCTTGAATCTGACGCTCGTCCTTTTCGGTGGTCCCGTCATTTGTACCTATATATTTGTGTACAAGGACGTCTGTCCCACCTATCTGGAACATTTCGTATACTTGTCGGTCTAAAAACTTGTAGTCTTGACCTTTTTCGGGTTTATATAAACTGAGTCTGGGCATTGTGTAAGTATTTATTAGATTCTCTCTCATAAGATAAATACTTTAAACAAATGCTAGGAATTAAAATACTATGACACAAGAAGTAATTAACACAGGTAGCAGTCCCGATTCGGGCGACGGAGACACACTACGTGGCGCACTTACAAAGGCAAATTTGAACTTTACTGAACTATACGGTAAAGTAGGAGATTTTCCAGATGCGTTAGGATTACAAGGACAAGTGTTGCTAATTGACATTTCAGGAAATGTTACATGGGGCAGTGCAGAGTCATCAGGATCAAATGCATCAACATTAAACAATCAAGGACCTAGCTACTATTTAGACTATACTAACTTTACAAATACGCCAACAGTTACAACTACCCTAGCAGGTTTAACAGATACTAGCGTTGCTACAGCTACATCGGGACAAGTATTAACATATGACGGCGCAGTATGGACAGCACAAGCATCAAGTTCAGCAGTAGCACTAAATGACCTGTCTAATGTAAGTGTAGCATCACCTAGCAACGGACAAGCACTAGTATGGAACGGAAGTGCTTGGGTTGCAGGAACAGTATCTACTTCAACTACAATTGGTCAGCTAACAGATGTAGACACATCTAGCGCAGTTACAGGAAGTGTACTAAAATATAATGGCACATCTTGGGCTATTGGAACAGATGCAGGCGCAGGCGCAGGAATTGCATTAACAGATTTAAGTGTTACTACTGCCGCTGCTGGCTCAGCAAGTTTAGCATATAATAATGCAACTGGGCAATTTACATATACACCACCAGATTTAAGCTCATACTTAACAAGTGTTCCGGCACAAACATTTGCAAGTTTAACAAGTAAGCCAACAACACTTGCTGGCTACGGAATTACAGATGGCGGCGGCGATGTAACGGGAACAAGTACAACAACTTTTACAAACAAGTCAGGTAACATTAGTCAATGGACTAACGACTCAAATTATTTAACAAGTGTTCCTGCGCAAGACTTTACTTGGGCATCAATAACAGGAACTCCTACAACAGTAGCAGGTTATGGAATTACAGATGCTTCTACAATTACTGCTCTAGCAGATTTAACTGATGTTAATTATTCAGGAACTCCTACAACTGGGCATGTACTAAAATGGGACGGCTTGCAGTGGGCACCGGGACCTGATTTAACATCAGCCGGCGGTGTTGGTATTGCATTAACAGATATTAGTGCTACTGGCGACATTGACTTTAACAATGTAACTGGCGTAATTAGCTTTAATAACACTTCGGGGTATATTACTACTATTGCGGCATTTGGCATTGATTCATTAAATGATGTAGATACTACTACAGCAACACCTAATACTGGTGAATCTTTAGTATGGGACGGAACTAACTGGGCACCAAATACAGTTACTCCAGACGTATCGAGTACTAGTGTTAATGCACTTTCAGATGTTAATACTGTATCTATTACACCGTCAAGCGGAGACGCATTAGTATGGAACGGAAGTTCTTGGGCACCGGCAGCAGTTGCTGGAGGCAGTGATATTAGTACGTCAAGTATTGATGAACTAAACGATGTAGACACAACCACTTCAGCACCAACTAACGGCCAAGCACTTGTTTGGGACGGCAGTAACTTTGCACCCGGCGACGTAGCTAGTGTTGATGGCGTTGTTAACTTTAATGTAACAAATGACGGCACAAATAACTATGTGTTTAACGGTGGCGGTACTTCGGCTGATAACGATCCTACACTATACTTGTCTAGAGGCCAAACTTATACATTTACTATGGATGCAACAGGACATCCGCTGTTTATTAAAACTGCAAATTCTTCAGGAACTGCAAACGCATTTAATGACGGCGTAACTGGGAATGGCTCAGAAACAGGCACTATTACGTTTATTGTTCCTATGGACGCTCCAGATACATTATATTATAACTGCCAATATCATGCAGGCATGGCTGGCACAATTTATGTATTAGATCATTATACACAAGCTGACTGGAATGTTTCTTTTGCTACTAAATCAACTGATGATATATCAGAAGGTGTGCTTAACAAATGGCATACCGACGAGAGAGTTGACGACAGAGTAAACGCACTTCTTCAAGAAGGCACTGGAATTAACTTAACATATGACGATGTTGCAAACACGCTTACAGTGACAGCAACAGGCGGCGGCGAAGGCGGAGCAAGTACTTTCTTAGGACTAGATCAAACACCTAGTTCCTTTAGTGGTGCTAATGGCAAATTCCTTGCTGTTACTGCTGATGCAACAGCGGTTGAATTTGCTGATATTAGTGCTGCACTATGGGGCAGTGATGTAAAAGGTAGTGTATTTGGTGACGATTCAAGTATGCTAGTAGATGCAACTTCTAACTTTATTGTAGGTGATGTAATCAACGATAATACACTTACAGATAACTTAGGTCCAAAGACCGGAACTATACTAGGTGTTAATGCTGCTACTCGAATGACTTTTGGGTTAAATTCGTATATCTTAGGTAAACCGATAGCAACACTAGGTGCAACACGTATTGAACAGGGCGGCCTAACATTCTCAAGTACGCTACCGATGGTAGTTAAAGTTGATCCTACAAGTCCAAGTCAAAATCTAAGTTTTGAAGGCATATTTACTGGTAGTTTAAACGGTAGCGTTAATGGTACACTTAGCGGAGATGTCACAAGTACAAATACATCATCATTTAACAACTTAAATGTAAGTGGATCATTTACATCCACTGGTACACTCGAAGG